CCACCCAACACTTAGTTGGGAGTTAAGGTGGCTAAATCAGCCACTCAAAACCTACCGGCCACTCAGTAATGAGTGTCCACCCTAGAACGAAGCGACCATATAAGCCTCTACGGGGTTCAGCCCCTAGAGAGGCGGTCTCACTTCGCCCTGCTCGTTGAAGCATGTAAATGTAAAGACCAAGGGAATCCTTTTTGGCTTTCCTTGGACACAACTTTACACTACGTACTTCAATCCCTTCAATACCGGCTACATTCGATTTACGTGGTCTACGTACGCTCTTGCACTCCGCAAGAGAGACAATAACCCCCGTATCTCCTAACGTAACAGGTACTTTACACCGCCTCCATGGCTCCGGCACCGCTTTGTAACAAGCGAGCCACAAGCCTCGGAAACGAGAATCACACCCAAAACCGTGATTCCGTTTGTGAGCATAAATCCTGAGTGCATTCGCAATCTGCAGGATGTACGGAAGGGGAGAATCTTCTGACTGCCTCAAAAAGAAAGCCCTAACGGGCTGTCCCATGAAGTAGTCCTCTCCGCAGGATTCGAAAAAGCAACCTGCCAGGAAGCTTTTCGAGTAGTTCACACTGAAGCCTAGGAACTCCAGGGCCTCAATTACTCTTTGAGATTTGGCTACGGGGACGATTATATCGTCACCATATACGGCAAGATTTTTCATCGAACCGCAACACGCATAAGCAACAGCCGCAAAGATAAGCGACTCAAGCTCAAACGTGAAGCCATTTCCCATTGAAGAGTACTTCTCTAATGAAACCCAGACACCTTCGACCAAAGTCTTAGGTGAACGGGCAATTTCGAGAAGCTCAACCCACCTAGGTGGGAGCAAGCTTACTACGGTCATATAAGCGAGTGAATCGCTTGCGGCCGCGAGGTCTATTGTTGCAAGACCCCAGAAGTACGCATGCTTAGCCAAATACTGATTTCGTGTTTGACTATTGAGATTGATACCAAAATCCCTCAACTTATCACGGATAAGTGCGCCAATACCTAACTGAGTAAAGATATTCAGTGTCGGTTCAACGCATATACCGCGGTCGGTTTTGGAGGTTTTGGGAACTGTCGTGAACTTATTGCCCTCTACGATCTTAGGGTTAGCCTGGTGTTCCCACCAGGTGTCACCTAACAAAGATCTATAAAAAGGGATAAGTCCGTAGGTAAGATGCATATCAGCATCAAATTTATCTGAGGTCACACTACCTACCCCAGGCACAGCAGTTGTGGATCCTGGCCCAAACCGGAAATGATCTTCCACAAAGGAAAGGTCAGATTCAGTTAAAGGACCAAGGATATCCCAGATAATAGAACGGGCTCTTTCTAAGTCGGGAGGTAAATCCCCGATTTTCGATTGAGCTAATCGTCTATTAACCTGGCCACAACGCCTCTCCGCTTTGTAAAACGAAGCAAGAGCAGCCTCATGCTTATCAACTTCCAACGGCAAAAACTGGGACTTTCGCATTACATCCGTAACAAGCACGTCATCAGCATATAAATGATGATGACAATAGTGCAACGGATTACATGTTAGGTCCGCAAGCTGGTCATACTCATGATTTTCTATGAGCAACCAGACAGTTAGAGCACGTGGAGTGTCGATAATCTCGCATAGAGACTGTGTGAAGGAAAGTTCCAGTTTCAAATTGGAACTAAGGTCAACGGTTAAGCCTATTGACATGGCATTTACTCCTCAAAGGTGTTATCAAGATATTTGATAAATCTACTTATCTTTCACCTGCCGGCGTGGCCGAATTCTCGGACACCGGGTAAGGCAGAAAAGTAGAAACGTCGCAATATCCCTAATCAGAGACCACATGTTAATACATGGGGTCAAGATCAGAGATATAGCCCTGCGTGATTGCGTCGGCCACAGCATTCGAAACGAATGCTGCAAGGTCTGCGCGCTCAGCAGAGGTCATCTCTTCGGGGATGATGACGTCACCATTGAAGCGTCCCGTATAGGCGACGCGAGTAACGCCGTCAGCATCAGTAGCCTCGTGAGGCATTGTGAAGCTGATACGAACGCGGTTAGTCTTGCGTTCGTTGCTCGGGCTCGAAAAGCCCAAAGCAAGCTTCATAGCGCCTGCAGAGGTGGTTGATTCGTCGTTCACCAGAGTGGTGAGCTGCGGACCAACCTGTCCACGTGGATTAAAGACGTGGGCAACTGGTGTGGCCTGACCGTCGTACAGTGTGATTTGCTGTGCAGAAGGCATAGCTTTTCTCCTTTATTAAAGCCGTAAGGCTTGGTAAAGATCTGAAACAGATCAAAGATACGTAGTTACCTACGCAAAAGTGCCAACACCGACAGGTCATTCAATACGGACATTAATGATCCTGATGGTTTGTAAGTTGGCAGTGAAGGAATAGGAATACTAGAGACCGTAGCCCGAGAATGCTCTTTATAAGAGTAACTCGGCCATGGCGAAACCGAATCGTACCCTGAAGGGTACTCGGTACACTTGTATTCCCGTTTAGTAGTAACAGTTCCAACAGTACTTTTAACTCCTTTAAGCGCATCTAATGATGATAACCAATCGGCGATCGGAACCATCTGATCGACGATGAATGAGAAGGGAATAATTTCCCAGGCCCATTCAGCAGGGTTACCGAGCGTGATATTGGTCCATTTTACAGGATCATATTCAACGAACACGGTAGCATACTTGGTTACTTTCCATTTCCGGTGATAAGACGAAGAAGACGATGTCTCCTCATCCATCACTTTAACATGGAAGCGCTTAGCTACGGGAACCTCAAGAGCCTTTGATAGGGCTCCGCAGGTATCGTAGATATCCTTAGCTAGTGGCTTAATGCCGAAATTCATAGCTAAGATCGCTGCAGGAATGTTTTGCCATTGACCGTAACGGTGGATTAATTCACCAAAACGGCCACGACGAACATGCCTATAGATGTCGAAACCTATACTGGCAAACTGTTTAAGCATGCCAAGGGTTTCTCCAAATTCAGCGACGGAAGAGGCCAGATTTACTGATGTGTCCTTTATTTTCAGACGCATTGGTAATTCCCAATTGGGATCTGGCCAAGTACCTTGGACGAATTCGCTAGGCGATAGCTGAGCTATCGTTTCGCGATATACGGTGGCATTAAAACTGCCCTCGTAACAGTAAGTTGAAAACAACTTACCCTTCGAAGTTCCTCGACCATATACAGTCTCCGCGGTTGATTGCGGAGGAAGTACAGTGGGGTTTCGCCAAAGTTCCTTTGGCTTAACACGAGAGAGCTTACTATTACTCACCTTTACAGTCTTCATACGAGCCAACGTACCAAAAGTTTCAACGTTACAATAATACGGTATGGTAGAACAACACGACGGTTCAGTCGTGAAAAATTGTGTTCTAACCCTATCGTACGTAATTTTGGAACTCGTGGTTGGCATTAGCTTTACTCCGTCTGCAAAAGTGTAGATGGATTGCGTCAATACGCAAACGCGTGTTTAACAACACGTGCGTCGCCCCGAAA